TATCTTCAAGTACATAATTGGTTAAGAGGTCTTGGATATCCAAATAGTATTCAAGAATTTATAGATTTAAAAGCAAAAGATGAGTATTTTCCAAATACATCTTCCAAAAATTCATTCAATGAATACTCTGATGGTACGTTGACAATTTATAATAGCAATTTCAATCCAATTGTTGATATTCATTTTAAAGATATGTTTCCTGTAAGTTTATCTACGATTAAATTTGATTCAAAAACCACAGATATTAATTATGTCGTAGCAGAGGTCACTTTTAAGTATTCTATATATGATATAATCGTTTTATAGTTATGAATCTTGATGAAATACAATCATTATGGGAAGAGGATTCGAAAATAGATCCTGACAATCTTCATACAGAATCTATTAAAATTCCTTCACTTCACTCAAAATATTATAAGATTTACAATAATATTCTTCTTTTAAAAAAATTAGAAGAAAATAAATTTAAAGTAATCAAAAAAGACAAATGGATGTATTTTTCTGGAAAATCGGAACCAGAAGTTTATAAAGAACATCCATTTGATTATAAGGTATTAAGACAAGATATAGATAAATATATGGATGCAGATGAAGAAATTTTAAAATCATTATCTAAAATAGAATATTACCAAACAATGTTAAATTATTTGGATAGTATTCTTAAAACAATATTAAATAGAACTTATCAAATCAAAAACTCTATCGAGTTCCTTAAATTTACGGCAGGATATGACTGATATTATTATACAAAAGAAAAACGAAATATATTTAAAGATAGAAGCAGATCCCCACATTCATCGAGAGTTATTTGATCATTTTACTTTTGATGTACCTGGAGCAAAATTTATGCCCCAATATCGTAGCAAACATTGGGATGGACAAATTCATTTATTCGATACTAGAAATAATACAATTTATGTTGGACTTTTAGATAAAATATTATCTTGGGCAAAAAATGCTGAATATAATATTGAGTTTAAATATAATAAATTTTATGGAGATCCATTTGAAGAGAATGAAATGATTTCACACGAAGGTGTGACTGATTATATGAAAAAAATATCTAGACACGAACCAAGAGATTATCAAATTAATGCTGTTTATGATGCTTTAAAATACAATCGTAAGCTTTTGATTTCTCCAACTGCTTCTGGCAAATCTTTAATGATATATTCTATTGTAAGATATTTTACAGATAAGAATGAAAAAATACTCGTAGTAGTTCCCACTACATCATTAGTAGAACAAATGTATAAGGACTTTGAAGATTATGGTTGGAATGCCGAAGATTATTGTCATAAGATTTATTCGGGAAAAGAAAAAACTACGGACAAAAATGTAATCATCACAACTTGGCAGTCCGTTTATAATCTTCCCAGAAAATTCTTTGATGATTTTGGTGTAGTGATTGGAGATGAAGCACACCTATTTAAGTCAAAATCGCTTGTAGGCATTATGACGAAGTTAGACAATACGAAGTATCGTTATGGATTTACAGGCACCTTGGATGGGTCACAAACGCATAAGTGGGTGCTTGAGGGATTATTCGGTCCTTCTTATAAAGTCACTCAAACAAAAGATTTAATTGAAAAGGGTCATTTATCAAAACTAGACATTAAAGTTCTTCTTTTAAAGCATGATGAACATAAATTCAATGAATATGAAGAAGAAATACAATATTTGATTACTCACGAAAAAAGAAATAACTTTATCAAAAATCTTGTTTTAGATTTAAAAGGTAATAGTTTAGTTCTTTTCAATCGAGTAGAAAGTCACGGACAACCACTTTACGAACTTATAAATAGTTCAGCGTCAAAAGATAGAAAAATATTTTTTGTCTATGGCGGTGTAGATGTAGAAGAAAGAGAAAGAGTACGAGCAATTACTGAAAAAGAAGATAATGCAATTATTGTTGCATCATATGGTACATTCTCTACTGGAATTAACATTAAAAATCTACATAATGTAATTTTTGCTTCTCCATCAAAATCAAGAATAAGAAACCTTCAGAGTATTGGAAGAGTTCTTCGTAAAGGAAATAACAAAACACAAGCAGTATTATATGATATTGCTGACGATATAACTTACAAATCAAGAAAAAATTACACCCTTAATCACCTTATTGAGAGAATTAAAATTTATAATGAGGAAAAGTTTAATTATGAGATTATACAAATAGATTTCAAGGAAAATAAATAATGTACGAAGAAGATTTTTATGCAACAATTAAGATGGTATCTGGTGAAGAAGTATTTTCCAAAGTATGTCCTTGTGAAGAGAAAGATAGAATTGTTTTAATACTTGATAATCCAGTTACAATGGAAACAGTTACTATGCGTCAATTAAAAATGACAGCACTTAAAGTAGTTCCTTGGATGAAGCTTACTGATGATACGATGTTTATCGTAGATATGAATAAAATAATTACGATGACAGAAGTAAATGATAAATCTATAATTAAGATTTATAATAAGTATGTCAAAGAAAGAGACAGAGTATCAAATAAATCAGAGTTAAGTCCAAATATGGGATATGTGTCATCTATTGCTGATGCCAGAATATCTTTAGAAAATCTTTATAGATCTAATAGATAAGCCCATTCTTCAAAACCCACAGAGTTATTTTAGTGTGTTTTGGAAAGGTTGTCAAGCACTTGATTGTTATGATATAATAAGAACAAATCAAATTTAAAAAATGAATAAGGTAAAGAAAAATCCACATTATGTAAATAATAAAGATTTTCATGATGCATTAGTTGTATATAATATGAGAATTGATGCTTCTAGAGATATTTACTTTGAGAAATACGATGTTTATCCTCCAGAAAATGGATTTTGGGAAGGAAAACCAAAAATACCAAATTACTTGGGAGAATGTTTTTTAAAGATTGCTACTCACTTATCATATCGTCCAAACTTTGTGAATTATATGTTTCGTGAAGACATGATTTCTGACGGTATTGAGAATTGTGTTCAATATATTCATAGATTTGATATAGAACGTACTAATCCATTTGCTTATTTTACACAAATTGTTTATTATGCTTTTCTTCGTAGAATACAAAAAGAAAAGAGACAAATGGAGATTAAAGATAAGATTATCGAACGTAGTGGATTTGAAGAAGTATTTACATCTGATGAAGGTGGTATCAATTCAGATTACAATACAATTAAGGACAACGTACACATCAAACTTCACCAATGATTAATTCTTCCTTTTCATAAATAGTAGTGTATTATGGAATAAATATTAAAATGCCTAAACCAAAATACACACCAGAAGAAAGGAAACGAATACAAAAAGAAAATCTTTTAAAAAATAAAGAAAAATGTGATAGAACTAATTATTCTAGATTAGAAGCAATAAAACAAGGCAAAAAAACATATAAAGTAAAAAAACCTTGTAAAAAATGTGGAAGTTTAGAAAGATATATTAGTAGTAAGGGATGTGCGCCTTGTGCTATTAAAATTGGATTAGAAAAACTTAATAATAAAGAGTTGATGGAACCTTATAGAACAAAAGAAAAATCTAATGATAAAACGTATAGATATAGGGCAAAGAAGTTTAGTGAAGCACCAATCCTAACACCAGAAGAACATCAACGCATCTTGCTTATCTACCAAGAATGTGCTAGGATCACGGAAGAAACTGGAATTGCCCATCACGTTGATCATATCCATCCAATCTCAAAAGGTGGTAAGCATCACCCAGATAATTTGCAAATTTTGACTGCTATTGAAAACATCCGTAAAGGAAATAAATTATTATGCTTATCGGTTTAATTACAGATACTCACTACGGCGCAAAAAAAGCAAATAAATCATTTCATGATTATTTTGCGAAGTTCTATAATGATATTTTTTTTCCTAAACTAGAAGAACGAAATATCAAGGCAGTAGTCCATCTTGGTGATGCATTTGACAATCGTAAGGGTGTGGATTATTGGGCATTAGAATGGGCACAGAAGAATGTATACAATCGTTTTCAGGAACTTGGTATTCTTGTTTATAATATCGTAGGTAATCACGATTGTTATCATAAAAATACTAATGATGTAAATGCAATAGATTTATTATTACAAGAATATGATAATGTAATACCAATTTCTGAACCAAAAGAATTTTGTATTGATGGTTTAGGCACTTTAATGCTTCCTTGGATTTGTACGGATAATCGGGAAAAAACCGATCATCTATTGAAAAATACACAAGCAAAGGTTATATTTTCACATTTAGAATTATCTGGATTTGTAGCTTATCCTGGTCATATTATGAAAGAAGGAATGGATGCAAGCATATTTAAAAAATTTGATAGAGTGTATTCGGGGCATTATCATACCAAAAGTGATGATGGTAAAATATATTATCTCGGAAATCCATATCAAATGTTTTGGAATGATGTAGATGATACTAGAGGTTTTCATATTTTTGATACTGATACATATGAATTAGAGTATTTTAAAAATCCATATAATATGTTTGAGAGGGTATATTATGAAGATAATGATTATAAAAAATTTGATACCTCATATTTGGAAGAAAAAATCGTAAAAGTTGTTGTTCGTCAAAAATCAAATCAATTAAAATTCGATAAGTTTATTGATAAAATATTAAAAGCAAATCCACTTGATTTAAAAGTTGTTGAAATTATTGATGTTAATGATGGAGATGTGGATTGTGAAGAAATATCAGCAGAAGATACATTATCAATTTTGGATAAATACGTAGAAGAAGCAGAATTCAATTTAGACAAAATGATTGTAAAAAAATTACTCAGAGATGTATATAAAGAAGCATTAGAGATAGAATAATGTATATACTGGCAATTAAGGAAAATGAGGACGAAGGTGCTTATGCAGTAGTGGATGATGACGGCGAAAAGGCATTATATATCTTCGAAGATGAAGATGATGCCAAACGTTATGCCGGATTGCTAGAAGCAGAAGATTATCCTATAATGTCAGTGGTTGAAGTAGAAGATGAAGTTGCGATACGTACTTGTGAAATGTATGGATATCACTATGTTATAATTAATTCAAATGAAATTGTAATACCCCCAAGACAAAATGATCTTATTCAAACGAATAGCTTATCGTAATTTTTTATCATCAGGAAATAATTTAACTGAAATAAATCTTACGGGA